TATAACGAATCTTTTGAAAGTATTTGGATCATTGTATCGATTCTTTAGTTGCTTAACCATTAACTGATTCAATTGTTCTAACTCTTCGGTACTTATCAAAGCAAACATAAAGTCGGCTGTGGCTGGCAGACCAAACGATTCTGACGTATCTTCTAAGCCTGGATCCGAGCTGGTGAAGCCGCTTCGTGTTGTCTGTGTAGCTGACATGATGGGAACGTCAAACTCGACGGCCAGACCCCGGAGTTCTTCTGCAATTGCCTTAATATAAGAATAACTATTTACGTTGGCACCAGGCTTGATTCTGGCACTTGCACAAATGTTAAGATAGTCAATGAAGATGATATCAGGTTTGAAACTCTTTTTAAGTTGCAATTCATTTAACAAAGCACGAAAATGAAGTGCTGATGCTGAAGCGGTAGGATATTCTTTGATGATGAGTTTACCCTGTGTGTTGACTTTCAAAGCAGAAAACTTACGGTCATAGTCTTGCTTTGAGATTGAATTCAAATCAGCAATATCAATATTCAATAGATTTGCATCAATTCGTTCGGCAATTCTTTCTTCAGCCATCTCCATTGTGATATACAAAACATTTAGACCCTGTGATAAACAGGAACCTGCAACGTGACACATGAACAAAGATTTACCAACACCAGTGCCAGCAAGTGCAATGTTCAAAGTCTTTTTAGGCAAACCACCCTTTGTGATCTTATTGAACAGATCAAGATCAAAAGGAATTTTTGATTCGTGCCTGTGATAGAAGTCGTATCGTGATGACGAATCGTCAATGTAATCGTGACCGACTGATGCATCAAAAGATACACCAAGAGCATCACTCAATAGTTTTGGAATTGAACCCTTGTCTTCTTTCTTTGTCTTGTCATCAAGAATCTTAACCGACTGCATGATTGCATTATACAATGCACGATCTTGACAAAACTTTTCAGTTTGATTGATCAACCATTCAACGTCTGTTGGTTCATCTTTGTCTGCATTGATTTCACGAATCATTTGAATAGATTCGCTGACTTGATCTTCTGAAAGTTTTTTTGATTCTGTAAAGTTAATTACAAGGGATTCATATGTAGGAAGGTGTTTGTATTCTTGTATGTGATCATCAATCTCAGTGAACACAGTCTTTTCTATTGCATCGGTAAAGTATTCAACTTTGATAAATGGTAAGATTTTTCTTGCAAAGTCTTCATTAAATATCAAATTCTTCAGAATTGTAGTTTCTAGTCTTTTCATCTTGGATTTGTGCCGATAAAATTTTTGTTAGGAGATCACCCATTATTGTATGAAAGTCTGGGTCATTTGTCAATTCATCTGGATCATGATCACCAGGAAAATCTATTACATAAGAGAATTGAAGTTTTGCAAATCCTTCATCTTCAACGACTCTTGCTTTACCGTAATGATATAAGACACCAGCGTATTTTCCTTTCAGAATACCTACGCCAGTGACTGTTTCATCATTAGATTCCACAAATTTGTAATCTACATTTTCTTCAAGCTGCATCGGCTTCTTCCAAAACTTCGTTTTCTCCCATAATGTTGCTATAAGTGATCTCATATTTTTTTCTCACGTATGCTTTGAAGGTATCATTTTGAAGAATATCTTTCCAGAACTCTTCTGTTTGTGTATCAGCAAATCTAACTTTGTTCAAAATTTCACCTGTGCTTTGGTCTACTTTTGCATACCAACCATTGCTCGGCTTTGTTACGAAATTGCTTTCGAGTGCAATATCCATAAGACCAGACCACTTGTTAATGCCACCGTCAAAAGATACGGTAACAGGTATTTTAGATTTTTCACGAACATATCTTGATTTTTCTACGTTGATAATAAAGTTATAGCCAACAAGTTCTGTGCCATCTTTGTCTTGCTGACGACCAAGAATCCAAATCGTATCGGCTGAGTAATACGAACCAGTACCACCACCAACAATGTCTTTTGGATACATACCAATTTCTTTGTATGTGTGATTGACAACAATCATTGGAATATCTTTGAGTGTCAGGTGTGGAGTGATCATACGGAACAAACTCTTGATCTGTTTTGCACGTGACATATCAGCAACAGATTTACCTTCCGTTGCATCGTCAACCTCTTTCTTTGATGCAAGATTACCAATTGAATCAAGAATAATGATTACACGATCATTCTTTTCAATACTCTGAAGTTGATTCATGATATCATGCTTCAACTGTTCTACGTCTGTAATTGGTGTGTGTAGTACACGATCAGTGTCAATATTAAATGTTTCAAAATACGATTGTGGTGTACCAAACTCTGAATCATAAAACAAAACAACAGCATCTTTATACTTCTTCATGTATGCTGATGCCATCAAAAGTGCAAAGGCCGTTTTAAAATGCTTAGATGGACCGGCAAACATCGTCAACCCTGGTGTCAAACCACCATCAAGATTACCAGACAGCGCAACGTTCACCATAGGAACGTCTGTCTGTATCATATCTTTTTCAGTAAAGAATTGTGACTTTGAAAGTATAGAACTTTCTTTGATCGTTGAACTCTTTTTCAGTTTATCAAGTACGCTCATTTATATCTCCAATATTTGCTATTTTTTCTTTCGGTATAATTTCATGTTTGTCATCCGCAAAAAAAGTCTCTAAGCTTCTTGTTGAAGTGGCTTCAAACTTCTTTTTCTTTGATGACTTTTTCACTGGCTCAGTCTCAACAGTATCTTCTTTCATCTTACGAAGTGTCTGATTTGCTGCTATCAATAGTAACACAGCAAGTGGGTCAAACACAATGATAATAATAAAGATTACCAGTCGAACTGCTTTATCGATAAGGTCTCTGTCTTGTGTGCCATATACAACTTCAGCAACATATTTTATAGGTCCCAAATCTGATTCAGCCTTCTTAACTTCCAGGGATAAAGGTAGTTTCTCTTCCGTGAGTCTTTGAATCTCTTTTTGATATTCTGCATTCTCAGTAGCGATTCTCTGACGGTCTTTCTGTTGGGCTTTGCGTACCTGGTTTGCCCTCTCGGCACCCCTCTCGTCTTTCGACCTGCCCATAATTTGATCGACAGCCTCATCATACTGACTAAGGTTCTTGTTATTCCTCTCAATGGTCGCTTGGATGCTCTTAATCTTCTCTTCATATATAATTACCTTTTCAACTAAGGGTGCTATGCTGGTTGAATGTTCAATATGTGCTTTTGACAGATAACCAAAAATTCCCATTGAAGTAATTGCCATGAGTAACACTACAGCAATCAGAAAATATACTTTCATTGCAGAGAATGTTGTTTTCCAATTGTTGTAAAGCCATGATACAGTTACCAATTTTGCTGCTTCAAGTACAGATCCCATGATGATAATTGGCCAATAAGAGCCTGGAAATATCTGTGCAAGACCTATCACTGAATAGTATGCTGCAATACCAGACAGAGCAAGTGCAGTCAACAGTGGTAATATAACCTGTGTCATGGATTATTTTTAGAGTGTGGAACATCAAATACTAATGCAATTCTATTCACAGTTCCAATATTTTTTGCTGAGTGTTCTAGCTTATTGTTGAACCAAAAAAGCGTTCCCGGTTCAACAATAATTTTTTCATCACCAACAACATACTCATAAGTGCCTTGTATTGAAAGATGATAACGATCTTTTGTTAGATAGTATTTACCAAAATCTATGTGTGCGCCAGTTTCACCACCAGGAGGCAGTAATAAGAAACCTGTGCGTTTGAAATCTTTGAAATTTCTTTTCAAAAAACCAATAGCAGCAGTGTGTCTATAATATGCTGGTGCTGGAATACACCCCTCTGAATCAAAAGCATATTCATCAGGATGACTGATTGTACCGATTACAAGTTGTAGAACCGCGGCTGTGGTTATGTAAACATGCGGGTCTAAAACTTTACTATCAGATAAATCTTTTTGATAGTTCCAATCTTGAGGATTGTTATCCAAGTCTTTCAATATCTTTGAGACATTGATTCCAGTTTTGATTATTCGTATATTCTTCATGAGAAAAAGTCTTCAAGTGTAGATTGCTTTTCTGTTTTCCAATCAATGCAATTCAAAATCAATTTGATTGGTTCAAGGAAAGTTTTTTCAAACTGCGTATCATAATCAATGTATTCTTGTAGATCAAACTCTTTTGGCAATCTCGTTGGAAAAGAAATTACCATATCTTTGATTGGGTTTGGAACTTTTAGATAAGTGAACTTCAGTTTCTCACCTTCTTTTATCAACGGATACTTATTTGTGAGATTGTATTGCTTCAAATAGTGATTGTAAAGTATCGCACCCTTAACATGAATTGGTGTTCCCTTTTTATATATTGTAACGGAATCAGAATATTCAGATAAACCATTGCATCCACGCGGAAAAGATATAGCTTCTACAGGTAATGTTTTGAATTCTTCTCTAAAGTCTGCAATAAATTTTTGGACTGTTTCTTCATCTGTGTTCACTACCAAATCAATCAGCTTATACATCTTGTCACGAACAACAGTTGGCGTTGATGACTTGACCATCTCAAGACCCATGACTTTGAGTTTTGGTTTGGCATACTGAACACCTTCGTTGTTGTACACATTCAGAATGTAACGCTTCTTTGCAGTCCAGATACCTTTATCTGAAAGACCCTCACGCTTCATCTGCATCTTCTGTTCATACGCATGAACGTAGTCTGCAAGTTCTTGATAAGACTTGTCAATATACGGCTGAATTTTCTGTTCACAAACTCTGTCCATAAACTCAATTGCTTTTGCACCAGACAAAGTTACTTTACCATCAACGCCATATACTTTCTTCACAAGAGGACCAAGATTTAGATAAATTGAATCTGTGTCTGATGCAATCACATAATCACTGTTCGTTTTGAGTACATCATTCATATACTGATTGAGTTTGTTTTCAATCCAACGAATTGATAGCTGACCAGTTTGTGTTACAGCAAGAGCAATACGCAAATCATAGAAACGGAAGTATTGTGAACCCATGATACCATATGCAGAGTTCAATGAAACCTTCTTTGCAAGTTGTAGATTGTTATAACGTGCAATGAGTTTTTCTATTTCTTTTTTCTTTTGTTTGTCTGGCTCATTCTCATAATCTTGTTGAGCCTTCAACATTTCTTTCTTGAACTTCTTTCTGTCATCATACATTTCAGACATCATCTGAGGAAGAAAGCCACGTTTGTCTGTACGAAAGAATTGTCCGTTTGGCGTGATTGTTGCGTTTGTCAATTGCGATAGATCAAGTTTTTTACCAAGCAAACTATCTACAGATGCCTCAGATGCCATTGTACGCATGTCTGGAGAATAACTTGAATTATCAATCAATGTTTCTGGACTAAGGTTATACTGCATGATCAAGTGAGGATACAGACTATTCAAGTCAAACGATGCCACATAGTCGTGTAAGCCAACTTGTGGATCTTTGACATATGCGCCCTCAAAAGCTTCGCTCTTCTTTGAAACTCTTCTTGGTGGTACAACAATGTTTTTATCAAGTAAATAGTTGTAGATCAGCGCATCCCACATTCTTGTTTGTGCAAACACATCACCGAAGTTTGATTTCGTATCATATGCAAGAGTAAGTGCAAGTTCAATCAACTTCAACTTATCTTCAAGAGCAAGAACCAGATGAACGTCTTTGATATTATAGTCAATAAACTTTTGATAGTCTAACTTGTATAGCTGATGGAGATTATCATACTCATCATATGATAATTTGGTTTCATCCAACTCATTACTTGCAATCGTTTCAAGTTTGTAGTTTTCAACATTCTTACCACCAGGAGCATACCATTGATACAACTCAAGATAATCAAGTGCAGCAACACCGACGATTTCATATGCAATTTGTTTCTTACCTTTGAAAGTCATCTCACGATCAGAAATGATTTCCCAAGGAGAAAGTTTCTTTACATCATCTTCGCCAAGTATACGCTTGAACCGATTGATAAGATAAGGAACATCAAAGAACTTGATATTCCAACCAGTAAGAACATCAGGACAATTATCTGACCAGTCTTTTAGAAACTTTTCACAAAGATCAATTTCATCTTCACATAAAATATAGTCAACATCATCACGATTGTTTACATAAGTTCCGCAACCATAAACTGTAGTGCCACCATTTAATTGATGTATGCCAATTGCAGTGATTGGCTCTGTTGCTTTGTATGGATCAGGGAATCCATTCTCAGAACCAACCTCAATGTCTATGAAAGCAATAGAGAGATCAGAAATATCCCAATCAATGTTACCTCTAAAATTGTCAGCAATAAAGGCGTATTCATACCTTGTATTGCCAAAGATTTGAAAGTTTGAAACATCTTCATAACGCTTGACAAAATCACGTGCCTCCCTAATAGTATCAAAGGTCATCGGCTCTAATGGCTCATTGAATAATGAATTCCATTTAGATGGTTTGTTAGACTTCAAAAACAAAGTCGGAGAATACTTGACTTTACTCCGTACCCTCCGACCGTTGTTTACGCCACGAAACAATATATGATTGTTGTGAACACAAACATTCGTGTAATATTTTGACATTACAATTTTAGTCCTGCTGGTGCAATTTCAATTTTACTGAACATACGACGATAGTTTTCAAGCAGATCAACGACGGGTGTGTTTATCGTAAGCATATCAGCACGTTCAATACGAATGCCCTTATCAAACTCTTCAACAAAGGCTAGGTATGGTGCAAAGCCAACACCACCAGGATCATTTGCAGAGCGTGGTGGTACAGAAATTATTTGTACAGGATTTTTGATGAAGTAGATTTCACTATTACCTTCATCCATAATTTCACCAATAATAGTTTGATGTGTTTTGAATGTAATACATTTAATTGTCATACTGTTACCTTTGTTTTAGTTTCAAGAACATCAAGTGTTACCCACTTTTTAGGGAACAACATTTCACGTCCACGAAAGTCCTCAATGTTATATGTTGGGTCATCAACTAGACCAATAAGTTCAACTTTGTTGTCAAACTCTCTCAATGAAAGATCATACTTGTAAGCTTTAGGAAGTTTTGGATTAGCTTCAGCAAGTTGCTTTGCGACTTTAGCGATAATGGTCATAACGCTCTCCTTTTTATTATTGAACTTGAATAACTTCTATATTACACTTCTTTAGAAATTCTATACCACTTGTTTCACGATAACTGTGTTTGTAATAAACCTCCTTTATTCCCGCTTGATATATTATTTTAGCACACTCTAAACATGGTGCGTGAGTAACAAATAAACTAGCACCGTCACTTGAATTTGTTGACCGAGCAATCTTTGCCAGACAGTTTGTTTCTGCATGAAGAACTTCTGCTTTTGATTTTGTTTTTACCCAACCATGTGCAACTTTCGTGTATTGTAGTTTTTCTAAGTCTATAGGTTTCAGATCAGTCTCATCATTTGAAATAAAGAAAATCTCTTCACACTCATTGGTCCAACCACTTGGCATACCGTTATAACCAATACCGATAATTGTATTATCTTTTACCGCAACACAGCCAACGTGAAGGCGTGTTGCGGTAGAAAGTTCAGCATATACTTCTGCTGCTTTCATATGGGCTTGAATAAATTTTTCTTTCATTCTAATATTATAAGTGGAACATGCAAAGAAGTCAAGTCGTTAGCATGTAAAAAGAAAGGAAAAAATCTTTCACCTAAAAAACCTGGATATCTCCACGGTAAAGGTTCAGATGTTGTTTGCTGTGTTGGATATGGATTACTGGTATTTTTCCAAATGTATTCCATCAGTTCAAAATATTCACTCGCATATTTTTTGAATGCTTGTTTACGCATGATATAACAAGTTTCAAAGTTGATGACATTAGTTTTGAACCAATCAACATGTTTACGATAGTCTGGAAATAATTCTACAATGCCAGTTAAGAATAGATTCCAATACTCTTGTTGTTGTGATTGAAGATACTGCTCTTCAATTGAACATGATAATACCGTGTGTTTGTTTGTAATGACATCCACATTTTCAAGATACTGTAACGCTTTTTCTTTTTGTGCTTCAGATGATAAGAAATCTGCGCTCTCTTGCGTAGGACTCATTGCAGCTTTAGTTGCATGTGCCATGTCAAACTTTTCACTACCATCAATCATAAGGTATCTACGATAGGTTGTGCAACCAATGAAATCTGTTTGACAATTTTTCCACAACCAATATTCTGATGCTTGTTGTCCCATCGCACGAAGAAAATCGTGTTCGGTTACACCATTATAATAATGCTTGTATTCTGTGACACCGCCTGGTGTTACATTAATAAAGTTACCGTTGTCTGATGGAGGATGCCACTCATATGGACCAGTGCCGCCAGCATAGCCAGCCTTTATCCATGAAGAAGCGTGATTGAATGGAAAGTCTCTATGAAAGTGACTCAATACAAAAATATCATTCATAATATATTAATCCAAAAAGTGGGGCTTGCGCCCCACAGTATTACGCAGCTTGCTTTTGTTCTTGTAGAAGTTGTGGTTCGAAGAACTTTAGTTCATTACCAATTTCAATACGTTTTGGTTTCTTACTTTCTGGAATAACATTGATAAGACCAATACGCAAAACGCCATCTTTAAATTCCGAACTATGTACTTCTACAGTGTCAGCAATCGTAATTGTTTTAGTGAAAGAACGTGCAGCAATTCCATGATATAGATACTGTGCTTGTCCCATGTCTTCATTATTTTTATTGCCTGTAATTCTCAATACGCCATCTTGTCTTGTAATTTCAATTTCATCTTTTGAGAAGCCAGCAACAGCAAGTTCCACAATATAACGATTGTCATCTACTTTGATGATGTTATGTGGCGGGAATGTTGTTGGTCTAGTTTCTGTATCTAGAAGTTTTTCAACATCACGAATGAAGTTTTCAAAGCCAAGAGTTTGATGAAACAAAGGTCCAAATGAAATACGTGTCATAGTTTTTCTCCTTAATTAAGCAAGTTAAAATAAGTGTCCCATTAGGCGACACTACTTACTTGGCAACTGTAAATGCTGTACGGTTGACAAGATAAGTTCTTTGTGGATTTGACAATTGAAATACACGAACAAACTCATTGTTTCCTTCGCGGATTACATCGTCATAATCCCTAGTATACACTTCTTCTTTGGTATACTTATTAATTAGTTTCACAGGATTTGTTTTCACATTGCTCATGATAAAATGTCCTTACTCTGCTCTACCTTTTTTACCTATATTATATTTAGCAATAAGTTCCCAATCATCTTTTTCTTTGAAAGAAATGATTTTGATTTGATGAATGGGCGCCATGTTTTCTTTTAGTATATCATAGTTTACAATCTTTAGTAAACCCCATTCTTCAAGTAAATTGGCAATTGCGTTACGTCTTTGTATATCGTTTTCAGTAATAGTAGATAATTTACCGTCTAGTGCAAACAACTCTTTAAAATGAACTATGTAATAGTTGCCCTGTTTATGTAAGATGTGGCAAGATTGATATAATACTTTTTCTTTCCTACTGGATACGCCAATACGTGTTAGTGTTTCTCGTACTTTTAAGAAATCATCTTCATGTTCTAAAGTGACTTCAACAAACTTAGATAGATCAACCATGTCATTTTCCTAATCCACCTTTATAGGTATCTTCTTTTAATTGTTGGATTTGTTCTTTGCTAAGTAGACGCAAGGCTTCCCTTGCTTTGGAGTCGGACAGGCTAAAAGCCAGCTTGATACATTCCAAATCATCGTTTTTTTCTGCTTTTGCCCACTTCGCAAATGGTCTTTTCATAGACCTTACGGTATTTAGTAAAAAGTCATTTTGCATCTTTTTATCTAAATGATGGCGACGATTCATCTCATTGGCAAACAAAATACAATCTTTGTGCTGGGAAAGCGCACGATTGACCAGAAAAGGCTGGTATTCTTTCTCAGTCAAATCATCAACGATCAGTTGCTTCTTGGTCTGAAGAATGGCTGTGGTATAGTCAAATGGATTACTCATGTTTTTCCAACCACTCCAATGCTCGTTTCAAATTATGTTTATTTTCTTTAAAATTACCCAGTGCCCGATTACAATCATGACATAGCCAACCACGAAACTCTCCGGTTCGATGATTATGATCACAGCACCATGAACCTACTTTCTTACCACCAGAACCACGGACTATTTCCTCTTTTCTCTGACATATTGGACATTGATACTCATCATTTGGATATGTATGTTTATGTTGTTCTCTCAATGCTTGTCTGTCTTTAGTGAGTTTGGTTTCACATTCTTTACATGATGTACGATGATAATTGCCTCCGCTTGCTTTGGTATATGCAGACAACAATTTCTCTTCACCACACTTAACGCATTTTTTGAGTTCTTCGACTATCGGTTCACCCCATAAATCATACATCATTTAAACTCCACATTCGCCATCAATTCAGTAAGACAAGCAACAAGGTTGATCTCTTGATCAGCAACAAATGCTTGTTTGTATTGGTAGTCAGCAAGAATGATCACTGCTTGTGGAATACTCTGAGGCTTTGAAATATCATACAAAGCATCATAGAGTTTACGAAAGAATGTCGTGCTATCAATTTCTGTCGTTGCTGCCCATTTACGGACGGATGCAAAGTCTTTTTCTTTCAGATGTTTGACAATCTGTGAAATAGAAATGTCACCAATCTGAGAGAGAATGCCTACATCAATCTTGCCGAGTTGAGAGTAGCGTTGAAGTTCATTAATAGCACGACGAAAATCTGGAAAGTGTTTCTTGATAAGTTCAGCAATCACTTTCTCATCGTATTCAACTTTTTCTGTGTTTAGTATGTGTGTGATGCGTTTGAAAAACGCAGATGCCATTTTTGTTTTTTCACCATTCTGCAAACGAAAATCGATTACAGCACACCGACTATGCAGTGGCTCAATGATTCTGCTTTTGAAGTTACAAGTGAAAATGAATGAACAGTTTACTGCAAACTCTTCAATGGCATTTCTTAGAATTGCTTGTGCATTTGGCGTAAGATAGTCGGCTTCATCTAGAATAACAACTTTGCGACCACCAGTGAACGACATTGCAGATGCATAGTTTTTGATTTTTACACGAATTGTGTCTACACCATTCTCATCAGAACCATTGAGAATCATGAAGTCGCAACCAATCTCGTTGCACATCGCTTTGGCGATTGTTGTCTTGCCCACACCTGCTCCACCAGTCAGAAGCAGATTGGGTATCTGCTTCTGATTTACGTACTCCTGAAAAACTTCTTTCAGGCGGTCTGGTAGAATACAGTCGTTTATTACTTGTGGTCTGTATCTTTCTGTCCACAAAAGATGTTCCATCCTGTTTCCTCACAATAATCATAATTTAATAAAAAGAATTAATACTATTCAGCAGTATTAAAACGACTTACAACATCAAGAATGTTTTCTTTAACGTTGTAAGTGCCAACTACAGTTTTAATAGAAGTTACATCATCTGATGTAAAAACTGCTACAAGATGGCGACTATCAATCGCAATTGAATTATCATCTTTATCAGTAAACCATACTAACATTAGGACCCCTCATACTTAGAACCAGTCTCTGTTGCGATCCAGTATTGAAGATTGAGTGTCTTATGTTTGAAGTTTGAAATACCTTTTGATGAAATCTTCACATCATAAGAACCAGAAACCATCTTTAGATTTTCAACTTTGAACAGCATTTTGAACTTCTTGTCGCTGGTTGTAATCTCAAGTGATTCTGTGTGTGCTGAATCATTTTGTGGATCAAATGTTGTGACAGAAAGTTTTGAGCCATCAGATTCAACTGCAATGAATGGTGAAGAAAGAACGGATGCTGCTTTGAGAATCCAATCAAAGTCTTCTTGTGAAAGAGTGAGAGAAATTTCAGGCTCAGGCATCGCAATCGCTTTGTCTGGTGCAGCAACAATCATATGCGGCGCACAGAAACGATACTTGATTTTGCTACGACCCTGTAAACCAGAAATCAAAACATTATTGTCTTGAAAGTCTAGAACGGGATCATCTTTGTGCAGAGACAGAACAGAGAGAAAATTGTTCAGATCATATACACCAAAGTCTGTTGGAATTTCTTCATTGATTGTTGCTTCAGCCATTACATTCTTTTGGCTAGACACTGTACGGAGTGTTTTACCTTTTTTGAACATAATGCCTTGGTTGATTGTTGCAAAGTTCTTCAGCAACGTAAGTGTATTATCAGAGAGTTTCATAATTTATTTCCTTGTCAAATCGTGATTATGTATTGCAAGTATAGCATAGTGAACGACTTTCATCAAGTCATCTCTATTGTGACCATTCTTTTTACCATATCTTTGTGCATACTTCATAATGTTTCCAATGAAGAATCCATCACCGTGTCCATTATCAATGATGAATTCCGATGCTTGGAATTTGTTTTGTGCATAATGTTGACCGTATGTCTTGTCAATATATTGTTTCAAATCTTCAAGAATACGGTCTTCACTAAACTTATAATCTATCATAGTTTACCAGTGTATTGTGCAACAGCAGGCATATTACCTGTGAATGCATATGTACCGATATGTTGAGTCTTCATCCATGGACAGAGATAGACTTGACCACCAATCTTACGCCACATCTGACAGAACATATAATCTTCGGACAGATAACGATCTGAACCACCACCAGTATAACTATCAGCAGTATCAATCACAGTGTCAAAGTACGCATGAATGTATCGTGAACCATCAAAGTGTGCTTGACCAACATGATCTGGTTTGTACCGAATCTTTGGAAATGCTTCTGCCAATTTTTCAAATACATGGCGCTTGATCATCATATGACCAGTGCCAATCTCCATAACTTCTAGTGGCTCAGATACTTGAAATTGTTGCGTACCCTTCACAACATTGAACACATATTCGCCAACAAGATTTTCAAGTTCACGAGGATTCAAATCTGGATGACGCCGAGCAGTGTCAGCAATGTTACCCCAATTGATAGATTTTTTCGGATAAGGACCACCGATAACATCTTTATCAAGAGCCATCAGTGCAATGACATCATTTGGATCAAAATGAATATCAGAATCAATGAACATCATATGGGAATATCCAGAGCGTAAGAATTCATCTACTAGATAATTTCTTGCTCTTGTGATGAGTGATTCATTGAAGAGAAATGAGAATTTGACTTCAATATTATACTTCATCATAACTGTTTGTAGGTCAAGACATGATTTCATGTACAAACCATGATTCATACCACCATACATCGGTGTTGCAATAAACAGTTTATTTTTTCTTAGTTCTTCAAGGTTGACTTGTATTTGCATAATTTATCCATAAAAAAAGTAGAGACACATATTATATATGTATCCCTACTTCAAAACTCATTACTTTTTAGGCAAAAACTTCGGCGCCAAAAACAGCATGTGCAGCGGCAACCATCTCACGGCTAGGCTTACCAAGACGGTAGTAAGTGATTGTCTTACCGTTGTCAAGAGTTTTCTTGTTGGTATAGATGCAGTGACCTTCTGAACGAAGTTCTTCAATGCGGGCGCCGACATTAGTGATGCCGAAACGGGCACGAATTTGTGCCGCGGTGAGTGTGTTGTAACCAGAATCTTTAGAAAGATAGTTTAGAATTTTCTGTTTAGCAGACATTCAATTTACTCCATTAAAAAATAGTCGCACAAATAGGAAAAATAGTAGAGGCGACTTTTCTCTACATATTGACATTATATAAAAAAAAAGAGAGTGTGTCAACACTCTCTCTGGTAAAAGTGAATTACTACCTTAGAATGGAATTTCTTCTGGGTTAGAAGTTTCTACTTCTACTTTTTCGGTAGGATCAATACCCGCATCAATCTTAGTATACAAATCAAAGAAGGTAGCTTTAGTATCCACATCAAAACGATTCAAGCAATACTCAATCGCTTTTTTCTTATCACCGTAGATACCGAAAGTCTTAACAATGTGAACCAAGCGGCGTGTTGAAATAACTTCATCACAACCACCATCGGCAAAAGTATTACGAATTACATTCGCCCAAGACACAAGATTTTTTGCAAACACCTCATCGGAACGACTGATAGAATCAAGTTCTTTGTTGATAATTTTTTCTTCAACTCTTACAGGTGGCCATTCTTGTTCCATCGTATTAGGAAAACGTTCAAGAAACGCCTCGTTCAATACGTTGGTAAACATATAGCGACCATCTTCAGAACCCTTACCCTTTGTGTTAGCAGTAGCAAACACAGTAAAGCCGGGAGCAGGATAAACCAGTTCATTCTTTTTCTTTAGCAAGAATGGTTTACCTTCAAGGACACGCTGTAGGCAGGACAGATTTTGTGCGCCGTAGTCAATCTCATCAATACACAACACCGCACCCTGACGGGCTGCAACAGTAACAGGACCATCACGCCATTCCATCTGACCGTTGATCAGAACATAGTTACCAAGAAGATCACCTTCATCGGTTTCTGGTGTCATTGATACGCAAACGAATTTACGTTTTGCTTTTGCACAAGCTTGTTCAATTGACATTGTTTTACCGTTACCAGACTGACCAGTAATAAACACTGGGAAGAACTGATTTGATTTCACAATTGACAACACATCTTCAAAGTTGCCAAAAGGAACATAGTTTGAATACTGAGTTGGTATCAAATCAGTAACTTCTAGATCAGTTGTCACATTTGCAATACGATTACCAGAGACTGGCTCAGGCTTTGCAAGTGGGATCACTTGTGCAGCCATATTGATAGCCACGGAAGCAGCCGGTACGGCGTTGGATGAAGCGGGAACACGATACACACCACGCTTCACTTTGTTAGATTCATCATTCACGAACCACTGAGGAATGGGAATACTTAGCTTTTCAGCAATTGCAACAACATCAACTTTTGTAACTTCAGATTTGCCAGTTGCAATAAGAGCATCAATAAAGAACTGACGTTTAGCAGATCGACTTGCCATAATATAAACTCCTAATTCACAGTAGAAAATACATTATAAAGAAAATTCCACACTTTGTCAAGCAGCAATCATACCAATAAATCGTGATACTAAAACCCGATTGACTTGACGATTTTTGTTATACTTACCAAAAGCTTTTGTCAATGAAGCGGTAGTAACTTTTTCTGGTGCTTCAAAATCATCATCTTCTATATTGAGGTCAGCACCACCTGGCAAAATAAAGAATGATTCATAGCCAGGATTTTTTGATTCTAGAAACTTTTCTTTACGCAAAATCTTATTGTACTTTGAATATGCATCTTTCAATTGATACCAATTTTTACGTTCATCTTTGCGTAATTCATCTAGTTCAGTATTGAACAGACGGCGGCGTAATGCACCTCTCATTGCTGAGTTTGTTGCAAGATAGAAGCCAATGATTTTTACACCAGTTGTTTTTGTCAACCAGTTACCGATAGCAATTCGCACACCATCACCACCATCAGAAACTTCCTGTTGTATTTTATTTTTCTTGTCACACAGAAAAACATTTTGATAGTTTGTGCCGAAATACGTTCGGCTAGTTGTTCCATCTTTCGCTACAAACGAAGCAATTTCATCAGCATCACCGTCATGTACAACACACAGATTTACAATGTCAAGATTGTTTACAGTTTTGAATTCGTTGATCAATGGTTGACAAGCAATCATTGCCTCAGATAACGGTGTGTTAGACAACGAATCTGAAGGTGGCCGATAGAAGATACTACGGCTACCATAACGGGCAGACCATGCATTCATGAGACACAGAATATTCTTAACAGCTTTTGAAAAATCTGAGTTACTCATTTTTGAATTGATCAGTTCACGTAAATACACCGACGATACCCACAGTTCACGTTCATTTTCACTAAAGCAACCGTAAGTTTGTGTAGGATCCAAATCAATTTGTTCAGGAAAATCTTTCTCACGAATGTGATCCGCGTTACCGAAACCATACGCAGAAAATGGTATGTTTACTTTACGGCAAAACATAGCCAGAATGAGAATCTGTTCATATGATGCAGACAGATTATCCGACATTGAACCAGACTTGTCTAGCAACAGAATCAAACCGTGAGATTTACCTTTAGGCACACGCATCACTTTTTTGAAAATGCTATCATCAATTTGATATTTGAAAACACGACTAACATCAATATCACCCGTTGATGACACTTTAGCTTTTGAAAACTTATCAGCAGCCTTACGCATTTCAAATTCTTTTGCCAACAATGAAATGAATCGTTCATTCTTACGACGGAAATCGTTATACAAATTACTAGCGATTTGTTCGTAACCGGCTGTTTGTTCAGTGAATTCTTTGGTAAGAATTTCTTGAACACGTTTTGCAGGCGTGACAATCTTTTTCAGATTAGGTTTTGGTATATCTACATACACATACTCACGTGCATGTTTTGCAATGAGTTTACTTTCGTTCTGACGGAAGTTTTCGTCAGTCTCACACCGTGGTTCAGGAGTTTGATCTTCCTTTACACTTTGTGATTCTTTGAATCGGCTAATATCATTCTTTGTTTCATCTTCATCATTACCATCTTCATTACCATCTTCATCTGATTCTTTACCAGAATTTGAGGTTGTTTCTTTTTCTTGATCACCATCTTCGCCTTTTTGCGTAGACTTAGATGGCTCATCACCTTCACCATCAGTTTCGGTATCACCTTCATTTGAACCAGATTCGGTTTCGTATTCGTCACCGTCATCACCGTACTCAAAGTTATCTTGAGGTGTGTTAGTCTGAGACTGTTCTTCTTTTGAATAGTCCCAAATCTCATCGGTCAATTTCAAGGCATCTTCAAAAGATTCACAAGCCTGAACACGGTCAACAAAGTCCTGTTCTTTTGCATTGAATGCAACAGGCAAAGAGTAACTTGATTTAGTGTAGATATTCAAACGATCAATGAATGGTAGTGTATCAACAACACGACCACGTAGACCAAAAAAGTCTTTAGCCATGAGTTCATTGAAGCCGTTTGTAAATGAACGGCGTAGACCAGGGTAACGGCGTTTTTGTCGTTTTTCAATTCGTGCATCTTCAACTACATTCAAAAAGCCTTTGTAGTTTGCACCACGGTCGTGAACGGCACCATGCCAACCTTCGGCAGGTGTGTCAATAGCATGACCGACTTCATGACCCATTAGCAAGTCATAAAGATCACCAGACATTTGTTCCCAGATAGGGCAAGTAAGAACACGATTTTTAGGATCAAACGATGCCGTTGGTACTTTGGCATGTTGAACTGTGAGATTCTCGGTTGCCATCAGTTTGGCAAGACCAGATTTTTGATTTTGAATGTTGCTCATTAGATAACCTCAATCATCATTGAACAATCATTATATATGAGCCAATGGGCTTTGTCAAGCAGCCCATAGTTTGTTGCAAAGTTGACATGTTTTTCTCCAATCAATCATCATTAGGTAATGATATCATGGAGAAAAAAGACTGTCAAGCTTTGAAATTCGTTACAAGTTTCATACCATATTCGTTTGGCTCTTTTGGTAAAACGATGTCTTTTTTGTAACGCAATTCATTCTTCTTGAATGGTGAATAGTCAACATAATGATGCCAGCGTTTGTATCGCCAGACCATTCGTGCAACATCAGGATGCATTCTTACTAGCATCTCAGATTTGTTTCTTGTGCCTTCAGCATTTACACCATCAATCCAGATATTCTTTTCAATACCTTCTTTGTGATAAAATTCTTCAGTGTTACCACCCTTGACGGTTTGTGTTGCTGCTTTGCCCTGCAAGAATGAATTGAACTGAATTGTGCAATCGCCATCTTTCAAAACACGAAGACAGATATCAGTATCTTCATTGTATCTACCACGCCAACGGTGTTTACAATTATTATCTATCAACAGTGTGGAATAGATTCGTGTGTTCTTCACGTAGGGTGGATAACTTTGATTGGGTGCAATAAAGAACCGATACTGAAAGCCAGAGATAGGCACATTTTCAAATCGGTCAATGAAATCTTCTGCTGCTTTGAAGATAACACCAGACTCTACACGAATACGATAGTTTTGGTGTAGTCTGTAGAAATCAGAAATATTATCATCAAGTACCCAATGCTTCTCTGCACCAATGGAGATAGAATGATCCCATGCAAAGTTTCTTGCACGACCAGGACCATCACCATGATTACTGAATGGCGCAACAATCAATGTGACATAATCACGGATGTTGAATTTATCTAATGCTTTATCATAGGGTTCTTCATCTTGTGGTTCAATCACAATATAATGAGGTACTTTCATTCTGGACAATGACTTTGATGTAATCATTGTGTCAGAACGACCCTTAGAAACGATATAAACTGGATGTCTCGGATTCGTCATTTCTTTTCCATATCAAAGGTTTGTTATTCCATATTTTACATTTGATGTTATCATAGTGTCTTCTTTTCAAATGCTGATTAAACATCTTACTTATTTTTTCTTGACTCACCATTGTACCATAAACATCATACTGTGTAAAGTGTCCCATTCCCCATGTGTTGAATGAGTTTGCAATGATCATATGTTTCGGTTTTAGAGTACCAATAATATCGTCAACATGTTCAATCGGACTATAGATGTGTTCAAAGTATTCTGAAGCAAATAATATATCAACAGATTCGCCAATCTCCGTAATTGAGCCAACTAGATTGAAGTTCATTCTTTCTGCCATTATTTCACAGAACTTCCATTGTTTAGTATCTCTTAGATTGATTGCGTAAACTTTGGCTTCAGGAAATAACTGTTTCAATAAACTTGTACTATAACTTATACCACAACCAATGTCAACGATAACTTTGGCAGTTTTGAGTTCTTCAAAATGAGATGACTTAATAACTCGTTTGATGTAATCTCTACTATATTCTACAAAGCAATTAAAAATATCTATAAAGTAGTAATCATGATTGTAAACCTCATAGATGTTTCCAGTATCTGTATTTGCTAGGTCATCATACCATTTCGCAGACAACTCTTGAAAGATTTTATCAGTCTTTCGAATTGCTCGACATTCTTCAGCATCTATTGAAAATAGATTGCCATAATCTTTAAGAAAATACTCAAACAATACTTGAGGTTTCTCTTTGAGAAAGTCTATTGAATTCACTCTTCAATCCATCTCTTCAGAGAATTCTCATCTCTTTCCAATTTTGGATACCAGATTGACTTTGTTTTTTCTGTGAGATTCTGGTCCACCAATTTTGCAAACGCTTCGTAGTCTTCTTTATTTCGGAAGTGAAGGTAGATTGTCTTGTATGTTTTCTTATCGTTTTGTTCAAACGCTGGCATACCAATCCAATGTTTTTGCCATTCCGCATTCTGAACATCAACGCCATCATCTTCATCATCACTATCACCAAAAAAGCGGTTCAGAGTTGGTGGTTGATATTCATCAGTCAACAACTCCATACAATTTTCATATGAAGTAGATTCTTTAGTTTCAGAAGTTTTCATTTTTCTTTCCTCTAATAATTTTCTTTACCATTTTATTAGCTTTCTGTCTTGCCATTTTCAATGCAAGCGGTTTCACATACTCAGTATAACGTATTCCATCGAGATGGTCAAGTTCATGTAGGAAACAACGTGCAGAAAGTCCTTCCAATCTCACTTGTTTTGTTTCACCATTTTCATCCAAAAACTCGGCTTCAATCCAAGATGGACGGTCAACATTTAAAAACAACGCAGGAAAAGAAAGACAACCCTCTTTGTCTTTTACAAAAGGACCAGCTGCGGTAATTTTTGGATTGATACACACTAATTGAAATTCTTCGGTACCAATTACGAACATTCTTTCAGCAACACCACATTGATTTGCAGAAAGACCTAAACCAGCATAAAGTTTCATAGTCATCTTCAGTCTTTTACCTAATGTGACTAATGCTGGTGCCGGAAATGATCCAGTATATTCTGGTATCTTTTTCCCAAGCATATGAAAGTCTTCTCCGTATACACGTAGCGGTTCGATTCTTTCGGTTGTTTGTACACCAGCAGACGTATCAATAGTTAGAATTTCACTCATTTCATTATCCTCGAAAAGTTCTTTGATTTCTCAAATCGAATTGTATTGGCAAATTTATCTTGTAGTATATCACCTTTATGACTTATCACAAAAAGATTTACATCGTTTAGTGTGTGCAATATCTTCATCAAGTCTTCTGTGCCACCAACGTCAAGACTTGAATCAAATACTTCATCAAGTATCAATAAGTTTGTATTGATGGAGTTCTTCAGTTTTGCAACTGCTCTCCAAGTCAACATCAATGACATATCAATACGCTGCTTCTCACCCTCTGAGAAATTGTGATAACTGAAGTCATCGCGGTGTCTTGACTTGATTGTTTCTTTGAAAGATTCATCCAAATTAAAATTGACAAAGAAGTCCATACTGGACAAATACTTATTGACTAATTTATTGATGACTGGTAAATACTGTTTGACAATATTTGTTTTGATACCAGTATCTTTGAGTAACGTAGATGCTGCATCATAATATGCTTTGTCATCAATTAACTGCTTCAGTTCACTCTGCGCTTGTTTGATTTGTTCTTGAATTGTAGTCAGTTCATTAGAATTAGAATCTTCTTTTTCGGTTATCTGCAAATCTTTGATCTGTTTTTCCAACTTCTTGATTGCAGTGTTTAGACCTTGAATACCAGTTTGTTTTGTCGCAACTTCAATCTTGATTGTGTTCAACTTCTTCTCATCTGTACGAATGATTGTCAACTGAGAATCTTGTTCAGAAATCTTTGTTCGAAGTTCTTCTATACCACCAGACAGTTCTTGTTCTTTAGATTGAAGTTCTGAAAGCTGCCCCTCTTTAAACTCCAGGGTAATGGCTTGCCTACATGTTGGGCAATCAGGATTATGTTCGTAGAAATGTCTATCATGTTCCACTTTTGATATCTTGCTTTCAATTTGCGACTCAATTTTTCTAAACGCAGCAATCTTCTTCTCAATTTCAGGTGCTTTTGCCACGTTGACATCCAGCTTGGCGCTTTGTTTGCCCAACAAGTCAATTTCATTTGATAAGGAGACAATGGTTTCTCTACTACTCTGTATCTCTTTCTCATATTCTTTTATCTTTTCTTCATTGTTCTGATTGAGTTTGTCTAGATGTTCTTTCTTCAAATCATAACGCTGTTTGTACAGTTCAATTTCATTCTTCTTCTGCACCATCAAATCTTTATTGTTCGCAAGTCTGTCTTTTACCAGACTATTCATTGTAGAAAAGATTTGAATGTCAAGCAAGTCTTCAATGATTGCACGACGGTCAGCAGCAGACAACTGCATGAAAGGAGTGAAGGATGCTGAACCAAGAATTACGATCTGCGTGAAAGACTTATAGTTTAGCTTGAGAATAACTTTCTCTAGATAGTCTTGGTAATCTCTTACAGCCGCATCTTGGTTCAGCAAAACTTGATCTTGGTATATCTCAAACGTATTTGGTTTTATACCACGAATAATCTTATATTCTTTATTACCAATAGAAAACTCAATCTCAACAACACAATCTCTGCCATTAATGCTATTTAGAAGATTTGGTTTGTTGACGTTTCTAAACGGTTTACCAAACAGGGCAAAGCACAATGCATCAAGCATCGTAGATTTACCTGAACCATTTGAACCTACAATTAGTGTGTTGGAATTACCATTCAGTTGAATTTCTGTAAAATGGTTGCCAGTAGATAGTAGATTTTTCCAACGTAGTTTTTTGAATAATATCATTCAGTCTCGGTGCTTAACGCTTCAATGTAAAGTTCGTGCATAATATTTTTTAGTTTAGCAGATTCAACGTCAAGTGTCAAGTTATCTATGTACTTGGAAAGAATTGTCATCGTATCTTCCGCTTCATCAATCACATCATCATTGATGGTTTCTATATCACCGAAGTCTTCTACGATTGAAATATCGGCTACTCCAGCTTTATAAAGACTATCTATCACAATGTCAAACAGAAACGGATTTTGTTTACAGAGTACAACAACTTTTACATAACAACCTTGATAGATTGAATAGTCAAATGTCTTGTACTGTTCAGCAAAATGTTCCAAGTCATCTTTGTAATTCAACTTGTAGAACATTCTGTGAGGATTTTGTATAAACTCAAGTTCTCTTGTGTTCGTATCAAAGATATGAAAACCTCTTGGATCATTGTAATCAGACCAAGTAATCTCATATGGAGTACCGACGTATGTAATTGTACCATCAGTTGACTTGTGGTGAAAATGACCAGTGAGAACTACATCATATTTGTCTAGTTTATTTTTATCTAGACCTTCATGACAGATATTACCTCTGTCCATTTCAAAACCAGCAAGTTCAAAATGACCTAAGCAGATTTGTGCCTTTGAATTTTTTATTTGAGAAAGGATTTCACTTTCATTATCATCACATAACCAAGGTACGATGTCAACATCAATACCGTCAAAACTAACTGTACTAAAAGAATTATATACAGTAACGTTATCATATTCTTTTAGAAGTAATTCTGAGGAATTAATCTGTAGGGTGTTTTTGAATGCAACATCATGATTGCCAAGCAGTGTAATGAACGTGATGTTATTCTGTTTGAGTTTATCAAAGAAATATTTACGACACAAATAAAGTGAATTGAAGTTGATAAATTTACGGCGGTCAAATAGATCGCCAAGTTGTATAATGGTTGTAATACCATTTTCTTTTAGATATGGAAAGAACGTGTTCGTATAGAACTTCTCTGCATATTTATGAAATTCCAATGAGTCATTACGCATACCAAAATGCGTATCACCAAGTATACATAATTTCATCAGCTATCCGATTCTTCGTCTATAAACTGCTCAATCCCAGTTGCTTTTTTGGTGCTTTTTTTCTTCTTGTTCTCTTCAAAGTTATGAATGAACTCTGAAATGTTGTCGTACAGTTCAAACTGTTTCATGTTTCCATTTTCATCTTCGTACATCTCACCTTCATCCAACAAACCAAACTGTTGTGTCGCTTTATATTTTACATACAACTGTTTCTTCTCACGCATGATTCTACGCAAGAAAGCATAATAAATTATCTGTGTAAAGTATGCAAATGGATTCTTTGATTTAGCTGGATCAAAATTGCGGAAATACATCAAACAATTTTCTACGCCATCAGATATCATCTCATCACGATACGTGTAAGAAATGAAGTTTGGTTTTCTAGATAGATGCTCTGCAATTTTTAGAAAACATTCGCCAATATAGTTTGGTATTTTTGGTTCTGCTGTATTATTCTTTTGTGCATCTTCACAATCAGCCCGATACTTGATAAGTGCCGCAAGAAAGTCTGCATTGTTTACGTAATGTTTTTCTGTAGACATTATACATTACCATGAATGTTATTCTTCAAATACGTATAGCCTTTGATGAGTTCTTCAACACCATCATCAAGTGTATGGTATGGCATCCATCCAGTTGCTTCTAGCTTTTCGTTTGAAACAATGTAGTTACGTTGATCAGGATCTTTCTTGATATCACCTTCTACAATTGTAAAGCTTGGAATATGTTTCTTGATTATCTCACATAAATCCAATTTAGAAACATTTGCAGAAGAAAGACCCACGTTGTAGATATTACTCTTCATGTAATCAAATAGTTGAACCGCATGTAAAAATGCTTCGCATACATCACGAACATGAATGTAATTACGTTTGAAATGTCCTTCAAAGATAACGACACAACCATCATTGACTGCACGATATGTCAAATCGTTGACTAACAAATCAGTACGCATACGTGGTGACATACCAAAAACTGTAGCAAGCCGATAGCTGATTGCATTCTCACGCTGCATCAATTCTTGTTCAACTGCAACTTTATCAATAGCATATTTTGAAATAGGACGAAGTGGCGAATCTTCTGTACAGAAATTG